TCTTGAAGGCTATTTACGTGCTCGGCAAGAACGGTATCAGTAAAGTCTACCTTTGTAGTGAAAGACTTTACGGACGATGGATATGCTGCTGTCACTTAATTTCCTCTCAGACCTAACGGCCTATTTTCTCTTGTTTGCCCCCTATTTACTGTCTTAACTATCAGTGGGTATGTCCTATGGCGGCTTTTCCTGTCATCTGTGACTCTAAGGTAGCAACCTTTCCTTCTAGAGTAGTTATTTTTCCTTCTGCTGTTGTCATACGTGTCTCTAAACTCTTTACTTTATTTGCTAAAGCCATAAAGGTAGCGGTCAAATCTATTTCTGTAGTTCCATCAGATTTTTTGGCGGTTATAACATGTGCTGACAATCCAGTTAGAGAAGTTGTATTTGCTAAAGGTTTGATAAAAATTTTTTTATTCTTACCTTTATTTTTACCAAAAGCACCAAGCCACACTGGGTAATTTATATTTCCACCAATAAATAAAACCCACACACCCTGACCTATTACTGGGAGGTCAGTTCGTATTCCAGCAGGTTCAGCCGCATCGACCCAATCAGTAACTTGAGTTCCAATTAACTGAGGAATAGATATCTTTAAACGATTTTGTTTTTTTGGATCAACATTGTTTTTTACAATCCCTCTGTATATTCCTGATAAGTTATTCATTAAATCTCACTTATGTTTAAGTTTGCTTCTTGGAAACGCCAGATTTCTCCAGCATCTCCCACCATAGTATTTGCCCCAGAACCGCCCGTTTCATGAAGAGCCGTAACATTTACAGTCTTTACTCCAGGTGCTTGTAGAACCATAAACTCTATATCTCTTGGATAAATAGTTTCTGCAAAAGTTGCGTTTACATAACCAAAGCCAGTCAATATAGCAATCTTTATATTTTCTTCTACTTCGGCTGTTGTATATTGATCAGTCTTTGTATAAGCAAGAGTACAAATTAAATCTGTATAAGTGGGAGGTTGAACTGTGACTGTTGTTCCTATCAATACTTTATCAGTTAAAAATTCTTCTACATCTGCTTTTATACGATCAAACTCAGCCGTCTCATCGCCGTTATCGTCTAGACCAGGAGCAATATCTGTATCAGTTGCAGATCTACTTGGTGCTATATAGAGTGTAACTGAAGTCCAAACTGCAGCAGTTGCGTTGGCTTTACCAATACCGCTGACAGATAGTGCAAGATCTGAAAAGTCTTTTAATGTTACCGCTCTATTACCAGAACGAAGAGAGGCTGGTGCTGATGTTCTAATTTGATCATTAGTTTCAGGATCGGAACCACCAAGAGCAGCGATTTCATTTGTTACTGTTATAGCACCCTGCACCGCAGTTGTTTCACCCTCTGATAACCCAGGAAGATACTCAATTGCGTCTATAGTTGCTGGTTCAATGTTACCAATAGAACCACCGCCAACTGTATATAGTGCTCTAATTTCAGAAGCGTTGGTTGGAATGACGCCCGAAACACCGTCACCAAAAGTTACATAAACAAGATTGTTATCATCAATAAACAAAGAGTAAACCAAATCATTTGTTGAGTAATCAATTAGATGCTCAACTTGTGTCCATTTAGAAAACAGGTCGCCATCTTGAACGTACACCTCTACAGAGCCATCAACTACAGGCGACTCTCCAAGAACAAACCGCATTGCTGGAGTTCCAGTTGAGGTTCCAATTAATTCGCCATATACAGTAGTGTCATCAGCAACTAGCGTTATAGAGCGGCCTTCATAAGCACTGGCGGTATATTCGCCAGGAGTTTCTCCATCAATCGCATCTACTACAGCCTCAGCAACAGTTGTAAAATAAACTGTTTCAACAGTATCATCTACAACTACTTGACCACTTACAACTGTGCCTGCAGGTATGGTGACGTTCTCTTCAGATGAGTTAGTAAAAACTAGATCTACTGATGCATTTCTATAGCCCGCTGGGGTGTACCCATAGGTTAAAGCAATATTTAATAAACTCTCTCTTTGAGTTGCAGTTCTAATGTAGGATTCATTAGCAACTCGATCAATATAGTAAGAGACTAAATCTCCCATATATGCAAAGGCTTCTACTAAAGCGACACCAAAATCTGCTGGATCAGAAGCATTCCACTCAGGTATACGATCTTGAATTCTGGCAATTAATTCTTCACGAAGTGAATAATAATCTCTTCCTGTGTAATCAATTGATATAGGGATATTTGATGCTGGCGCAACGGTCATAACAACTCCTCATAGATTGGATTAGCACCTTGAGAGAATACCAACCCGATGAGTGTGCTAGTAACCTCGTCGTTTGGTAAACCATATATAACTTCAACAGTTAAAGTATTTGTGTAAATATCACTTGTTACATTTGTTTGTTGAAGAGTAAGTAGGTCTAACTGTTGAGCAAAGGCTTTTTCAACCTCTGACTGAATTTGAGCAGTTGCTTCAGTTTCTGAATTAAACAATGTGTAAGGAATTAAAGTTCCAAAATTTGGTCTCATCACTCTTTCTCTCAGCGAGGTACCCAAAACAGACTTAACTCGATCAGACCATATTTTAGATTGAGATTGAGTTGAATTTACCTTTCCATACGAATCAATAGAGAAAGGAAGTGCGATTGCTTTTTGAGCCATTAGTTACCTCTCCATTGTCTAGGGGTTGTTTTATAACCTGATGCGCCTTGCGAAACTAGAGTCCTACTAGAGTTCAACGTAGTCACACTTGGTTTATTTTTTGAATTACCCATCATATCATTTTGTATATTTCTATATGGGACAGTGCCTGCAGAGGATGGTCTAAAAGCACTTGGCTTGTTACCTCCTACACCATCTGTACGACACTCAAACTCCACCTCATACTCTCCAGAAATATAAAGAGAATGAATTGCTTTCTTTATAACCCAGAAGCCATCTCCGCCACCCTGGGTTCCTTGAATCTCAACAGTTCTCCAAGGAGCAATTCTTGGGTCTCCCTGAGCCTTTCCTTTTCCTGGAATAGATAACCTTCCTAAATGAGAGGCCGCTTCAGATAAAGACTTAGCCATAGCGCTGCTATTTACTACAATGTTTGTTTTATTTTTTAAAAATAATGGATCTTTAGTATTTGTTCTTATTGATTTTCCAACTTTGTTTGGGGAGGTTGTTGATGAATACACTTTTCCAGTTACGGGATCAACGCCAGTTACTGTGTTTGTATTTCTATTTAATTCACCAGGAGTCTCAAGGTAGTCGCCAATACGGGCTTCAAACGCATCTAACGTTGGTGCATTAAAATTATTGAATGGAGAGACAAAAGAGTTATCTGAATATAAAACAGGAATTGTTGTCATAAATTGATTAATCATTTTATCAATTGGATGAAAATGTAATTCAGTACCAGAAACCTGCATTCCGTAGCCAATTGTTTCCGCAAGTTCATTTAATTTTTCCCAGTAAGATTTTCCAGATAAAGATTGTTGAGTAAATATTGTCTTGTGTGGAGTAACCATTGGTTTTAGTTTTGCTTTTTTAGCAAGTTCAATGGCTATTTGAGAAGCCGTTTTATTTGTCCAAACTTTAAAACTTGTTTCTTTTAAAGGATATGAAGTGCCCACACATTGAATTTTAGTTTCTTGATAATCTTGATATTTAATTGGCAAAGATACAACTGTGGTATAACCAAAAAAGTTTCCAGATACTTTATCGTTTTTCCAAGTAAATTGAACTGGAGTTCCTGTCTTTAATGCTTTAAGAATAAAAGGAGTTAAGAGTGTGTACCGTAGTTCAAGGATGTCGTGTTTACCCATCTCTTGGTGCAGAACAACTTCATTTGGTTGTATTTCAATAGACGGAAAATCAGGATATGACACACTGTAATAACTACTAAGCCTGCTCTGGGTTCCTGTATTACGCATTTGGAATCCTAAGTTGAGTGCCAGCAGAAATTTCTTGAGGATTTATAATTTCTGGATTTATATCAAGTATTCTCCACCACAAAGAAGAGTCTCCTAAAAATTTTTTAGCCAATAAATCTAAACGATCAGTTTCAACCCACTCATATGTAAAATAACCAAACAGAGTTGTTGGATAATTTCTAAAAACAGTTAAATGATATTCCTGTTTTCCAGCATGCCAAGCCTTAAATAAAGTTCCGTCAACATATCTACTATCTAAAAAAATCATCCTTGGCTCCTAGCATCACTAACA